CGTTCAATCCACTGTTAAGATCATCACCATTATTTGAAACATATATTGTTCTTCCAACTATAGATACACTACCAGCAGAAATTTGTACAACTCTGGAACCGACACCTACATTTCCTTGTTCTTGTTTGAAGAATATATTACCATCATAAAAGTTTACAGCTAATTCACCTAACTGTAACTGCTCATTCGTTGGTTTTTTATTAGGTACAGCAGACCTTTTAATCCTAATCGGAGTGGACATCTATTCTTTATCGGTATTTACCGTTTCAGGTCAGTATATACTGTTCCCTTTCATTTATTTATAATACAATATTCTTTCTTGAACCATACCTATAAAGATCCAATACTTCTTCTGGTTCCATCCACTTCTTTATTTTCTCATATCGATCAACATTAAAAAACTCCTGCGAAAGATACCAATCTTCCATAGGAGAATATGCTTTATCTTGATTACAATCATGGCAGGCACATAAAAGATTTTTTGTAAAATCTGAACCACCCTTTGCCTTTGGAACAATATGGTCTATCGTAAGTTTATCTTGTGATCCACAATACGCACACTCATAATCCCACTCTTCCTTTATTTTCGACCTCCATAACCTTTTTGCTTCTGCAGAACTTGTTGTTTGGAGGTTGAAGACATAAGATTGAAAGGTATTATAGAGAGGCATAAAAGATTGCGTCTTATCATTATTTAGATAAACTCACCCATATCATAGATATACATTCTTCCCATCATAATCCAATAAGAAGTGAATAAATCCTCAAAGTGCTCTGCTAAAAATCTAAACTTCTCATCAATAAGTTCACGACCTAATACTTGGAAGTGTGCCTTAGACAGTGCAAAGAATTCTTCGAGTGCTTCTTCATCTCCTTGCTTAAATCCACGAACATATAAATCCCTTGCAGTATTCATAATCTCATGACATTCTTCTGGAAGTATCACCTTCGTTCTTCCATCAGGCAATGGCAATACTTTATTTTTAATTGTTCCCATCGAAAGTTTCATACACTCTCGACTCTGTTCGACAGACAATGCTCTCTCATCACCATCCCTAAATGCATGTTGTATACATCCATTCGTGCATTCCACAACACGAATAAGTGCAGTCGCATCTAATACTTCTTCAGATTGAGAACTCCAAATGTCCTTCCAATACTTATAATACTGTTGATTAACTTCCATAATATTCACTCATTTAGATTTAATAGTTCCAATGACCCATGATCTCATACCATAAGGTGTGTCAGCAATCAAGCTTTGAGTCAAGGTTGATACTTCTCGTGGCACCACTAAACAGAATCCAATACCACAGTTAAATACATTTCTCATCTCTTCCTCAGCAATGTCTCCTGCCTCCTGTATCTTGTTGAAGAGTTCTGGTCTCTCCCAAGCATTATAGTCAACATCAACTGTAAGACCCATTGGAAGGCATCGTGGGAGATTCTCAGGCAATCCTCCTCCAGTGATGTGTGCCATTCCTAAGATAGGAACTTCGTCCAACAGGTGCTGAATTAAACGGGCATAGATGGTGGTAGGTCTCAGCAACTCAGGCATGTCCTTATAGAAGATCTTATGTCTCCACAACATATCATTGATGAGTGTGTATCCATTACTATGAAGACCATTACTCTCAATACCAATGACTACATCACCTGCTCGAATATTACCACCATCAACAATATCATTTTTCTCTACAACACCAGTACAAAAACCAGCAAGGTCATAATCAGTTGCCCTGTAATGTTCGGCAGTTTCTCCACCTAACAATTCCATTCCTGCCATTGCACAACCAGTAGCAATTCCATTCACAATGTCAGTGACATTATCATCAATTTTTTTAGTAGAGATATAATCTAGAAAATATAATGGTTTAGCACCAGAACATATAACGTCATTGACGCACATAGCAACGAGATCCTGACCAATAGTGGTGTAATCATCAGCAATCCTACAGATATTAATTTTAGTTCCGACACCATCGGCACCAGATACTAATACAGGTTTCTCATATCCTGATGGAATTTCCATCATTCCACTGAACCCACCAATATTAGGTGCCAGTGCTTTGATATACTCTACAAAAGATCTACCCTTGATAATGTCAACACCAGAAGTTTTGTAGTCCATTAATAAATTTCTCCTTTGATAATACCTTCACGGTTTTTTAGTTTCCATACTATGTAATCCATTGTTGGAATACACATAGGATTCCAACCAACAAAGGTTGTTGACTCTCCACTTGGTATCTTCCAACACTCAGCATCATCATTATCAAGGTCTAATGATTTACGATACTCATCCTCACCAAACATAACAACTGCTCTCTCAGCAGCATTCAAACTCTTGAAACAATCAAAGCAGTTCTTTCTAATCTCATCAGGGATTTGATGTTTCATTGGATTGCTAAAGGTTGTAGTCGGTCAAGGATCTGACGATAGGCAGGAATAATGTCACCTTCATCGTTTCTGAATAGATCTTTATCAAATCTTTCATCACTACCAATCTTCCATAGTCTCATACTATCAGGACTAATCTCATCGGCAAGTAGCAACTCACCATGAGCAGTGTATCCATACTCAATCTTAAAGTCAATCAAATCAACACCCATAATATAAAACATCTGACGAAGATGATCATTAATTCTTAGTGTCATATCAATAAAAGGTTCAGGATCATATCCCATCAGACGCACACGATCTGGTGTCAGTAAAGGATCATGCTTCGTATCATCCTTCAGAAAGAACTCAACAATTGGTTGTGGGAGTGGTTGTCCTTCTTTAAGAGTTGTTTCTCTTACAATAGATCCGGCAGCACGATTCCTACAAATCACTTCCAGTGGAACAATTTCTACCTTAGTACAAATCATTTTGTTTGCGCCAACCATACAATCATAGTGAGTCGGAATACCTGCTTCAGCAAGTTTCTCAAAGATGAGAGATGAGATACTACAACAGAGAGATCCTTTTCCTAAAGGGTAATCTTCCTTTTTTCCATTACCAGCAGTCACCTTATCATGATACTCAATGATGACACGGCTACTGTCATCACCTTGATATACCGTCTTCACCTTTCCTTCGGTAATTATTTCCATAAAAAAAAAGGGTTTTAATTTTTATAGTATACAATAAAAAACCACCCCAGTCAAGGAGTGCTGTGACGGTTGTGGAAGTGGTCAGTCATTCATTTTCCCGTTAATAATTTCGTAATAATCTGGGGAAGGACGTTTACCATTCTTCCATACAGATTGTGTTGGATCTCTTCCAGTTAGATTATAAGGGTCAACACCTTCGGGCATTGGTTTATCCCAGTCATCTATCTCACTGATAGATTTGACAAGATCAATAATAGTTGCATTCTTATCTTTGTTATTTACAAACACATCGTCCCACCAATCTGCAATTACATCGTAAAGTTTTTGTTCGTATTCAGTCATCATACTACTCCATTAGCACTATCTTCAACTGTACCCATAGTACCTTTTTTACTATTCATCAGACGCTCAACCTCAGCATCACGAATCTTCCATTCCTCAAACTTCTTGTCAAGGTCTTCATCCATGGTGAGTTCATACTCTTTACAGATCTTACGCTGCTCTTCTTCACTTATCCAGTCATTGAAGACTAATGACATAGCACCAGTATAAATGCTCTTGGGAGACATGCCCACACAGAGCATGAACTTCTCAAATAATTTGAAGTATTGATTGGCATTGAGATCACCAGCAGGAGCAGTGATCAGGTAATGCTCTTCGGGGATGGAATCACTATCAACAGTAGAACCAAACCCACTATCATGGGTGGGCGTGTAGGTAGCGTCGAATTTGAACTGGACGGTGGCTTCGTACATTGTCAGAGATTTGAATCAATGAGAGTATTATACAATAAAAAAGTACCCCTGTCAAGGAGTGCTGTGACAGTTGTGGAAGTGGATGGATACATATAAGTCATCTTATCGTCTCCTGGTTGCTATGGTGATTGTACCGCAACCGTCACCGGAACCTACTGGATACATATAAGTCATTTTATCGTCTCCTGGTTCTTGTGGTGATTGTACCATAACCGTAACCGGAACCGTCACCGTCACTGTAACCGTTACCGTAACCGTAACCGGAACCGTAACCGGAACCAGAACCGTAACCGTGACCATAACCGTAACCGGAACCGTCACCGTAAACGTAACCGTAACCGTGACCATAACCGTTACCGGAACCGTCACCGAAACCGTCACTGTAACCGTAACCGTAACCGTCACCGAAACCGTCACCGTAACCGTAACCGTAACCGGAACCGGAACCGGAACCGTTACCTACTGGATACATATAAGTCATTTTATCGTCTCCTGGTTCTTGTGGTGATTGTACCATAACCGTAACCGGAACCG